TGACACTTATGGAGTCGGTAACTGGGTTACTGCACCCTGCAACAATGGACACTGGTTCGACGGTTGTGACCACGATGTTATCCTGTTTGATGATGTTGAAGCTTGTGCGATCCCTACGACATCGCTCTTCAAACGACTCACTGATCGATACCCTATCAAAGTGCCTATTAAAGGCGGATTTATCACCTGGAAGCCAAGAGTTATCGTCTTCACGAGCAATAGCCACCCGAAGGAGTGGTGGCCACAAATTAGCGAGTTCAATCTCGCTGCCATCGAGCGAAGAATCACGAATATTAGCGTTGTAGTATAAACGTCTGGCCTAAAATAAGTATGGCCTACAAACGTAAGCGTGTTGGAAAGACTCCACGAGTGTATAAGCGTGCCACTAAAAAGCGCCGCTTTGCTGGTAGAGCGGGAATCGCCCGCGTAGTGTCTAGGATGATGGGACGTACTATTGAGACCAAGGAAAGTCAGGAACGTGCCAATACAGGCACCGGTATTCAAAATGTAGCACACAACAATATTTTGTTGGTTTATAATCAGGGACGTTCTGCTGTATTAAATCCTTTTATAACGACGCAAGGCTCGACGGATCCAATGTCTGAAAACACTGGTCAGCGTATTGGAGATCAAATTACGTTGAAAGGACTCAGTATCAAGATGTTTCTTGAGAATCCCGTAGATCGTTGCAATACACATTACCGCATCATGCTTTTGCGTGGTGCTAAAGGTGAAACTTTCGATCGTACTACGATTTTTAAAGGCAAATCTGCGAATAAGATGATGGATGTCATCAATACGGAGCGTTTTACGATTGTTGCACAAAAGATTGTGAATCTCAAAGTCGCAAACGGAACGGCTAGTGCCCTTAGTCTAACTGGTGTACCTGGAAATTCCGTTAATGCCGGAATGGCGACTCGATTGGTAACAATGTGGATTCCTGGAGCCAAGATTGCAAAGGGCGGTGTCATCCGCTATGAGAATGCTAGTTCTTCTCAAGTTAAGTTTTACGATTACCGCATCTGTATTCTCTGTTACGATTGGTTCGGAACGCCCCAAGATGCAAATACCGTAGGAAAGGTGAATGACCTCATCACTACCTGTTACTACAAGGACGCGTAGCGTCCGACTGAGGAATCTCTGATGGAGGAATTCCGTATGACCCAATGAGCGACTAAGGTTGCGTTTTCCCATACAAAACGACCCCGCGAATTCCTAAAAAAAAAAAATTCAAATTTGACTGAATTTGAGTAAAAAAAAAATCAAAAATGACTTTTTTCCAGCGTTAGTAGGGCATAGTACAGTATTACCTATGCCCACTTCTGCTACCTCTGCTACCAAAAGCGCACCGTTTCGCAAGATCTGTTTTACGGATCATGATGTCGAAACTGAACCCGCTTTTTCAGATAGGCTTAGCTACTTAGGCTATGCAAAAGAGACATGCCCTTCTACGGGCAAAGAACATTGGCAAGGTTTTGCGTATGCCAAAACCGGCATGAAGCTCACGGGTTGGAAAAAACTTTTCCCCGGAGCGCACATCGAAATGATGCGTAGTGATTTCGAACACAATGTGACATACTGCTCAAAAGAAGGGCAACTGATCGAGCATGGCAAACCTCCACGCCAAGGAGAGAGGACGGATATCCAGGAATTGAAGCATCAACTGGATCTCGGCAAGCGTCCTCTCGAAATTGCGGATGAGATAGATGGGATGTTTACCACGGTTGCCCATACCCATAGATTTGCGGAATCGTATTTTCAGTATAAACGTACTAAGAGATTAGAGCATGACAGAACAGCTCCCGAGGTGTTTGTGCGTATTGGACCCCCTGGTACAGGAAAAACTAAATGGATGGATGACACTTATGGAGTCGGTAACTGGGTTACTGCACCCTGCAACAATGGACACTGGTTCGACGGTTGTGACCACGATGTTATCCTTTTTGATGATGTTGAAGTTCATGCGATCCCTCCGACATCGCTCTTCAAACGACTCACTGATCGATACCCTATCCAAGTGCCTGTTAAAGGCGGATATATCACCTGGAAGCCAAGAGTTATCGTCTTCACGAGCAACAGCCACCCCCACCAGTGGTGGCCCAAACTCAGCGCCTACGACCTTGGCGCGATAGAGCGGAGAATTACAAGTATCGACGTAGTAGTATAAACGTACGTGTATAATTAGATATGGCCGTAAAACGCAAACGTACCGGAAAACCCGCACGTGTGTATAAGCGAGCCACCAAGAAGCGCCGCTTCGCAGGAAGAGCTGGGATAGTTCGAGTTGTAGCTAAAATGATGAATAGGAATCTCGAAACCAAAGAATCCCAGGAACGTGCCAATGCTGGCACTACTATCCAAAATATAGCACATAACAACATTCTCGTTGTTCAAAACATAGGCCGTGCATCGGTCTTCAATATGTTCACATTAAACAATGGAACTGGCGACCCTATGGAAGCAAACCAAGGTTCTCGCATCGGAGATCAAATTGTACTGAAAGGAATTAGTATCAAGATGTTCCTAGAGAATCCCATCGATCGTTGCAATACACACTATCGTATTATGGTAGTTCGGGGTGCCAAAGGCGAAACCTTCGACCGAACTACTCTCTTCAAAAACAAGTCCGCCAATAAACTGATGGACGTTATCAACACCGAGCGATTTAGCATCATCGCTCAAAAGGTTGTGAACCTCAGGTCCGCAAATGGGACCGCAAATGCAATCTCCCTCACCGGTGTACCTGGTACTACAGTCAATTCAGGGATGGCCACTCGTCTTGTGACGATGTGGATCCCCGGCACCAAATTCGCAAAGGGTGGTAACATCCAATATGAAAACGGCAGTGCCTTCCAAGTGAAGTTCTACGACTATCGTATCTGCATTCTTGCATATGATTGGTACGGAACGCCCCAAGATGCCAATACCGTTGGCAAAGTCAATGACTTGATTGCCACCATGTACTACAAGGACGCGTAGCGTCCCATAAGGAATCTCTGATGGAGGAACCCGTATGACCAAATGACCGACTTAGGCTGCGTTTTCCCACGCAAAACGACACCGCGAATTCCTCAAAAAAAAAAAATTCAAATTTGACTGAATTTGAGTAAAAAAAAAATCCCAAATGACTTTTTTCCAGCGTTAGTAGGGCATAGTACAGTATTACCTATGCCCACTTCTGCTACCTCTGCTACCAAAAAAAGTGTGCCGTTTCGCAAGATTTGTTTCACAGATCACGATGTCGAAAGTGAGCCAATTTTTTCAGATAGGCTGACCTACCTAGCCTATGCAAAAGAGACATGCCCTTCCACCGGGAAGGAACATTGGCAAGGTTTCGCTTATGCAAAAACCGCGATGAAGCTCACGGGCTGGAAACGGTTGTTTCAGGGAGCGCACATAGAGATCATGCGCAGCGATTTCGACCACAATGTGACGTATTGCTCAAAGGAAGGGCAACTGATCGAGCATGGCAAACCTCCACGCCAAGGAGAGAGGACGGATATCCAGGAATTGAAGCATCAACTGGATCTAGGCAAGCGTCCTCTCGAGATTGCGGATGAGATAGACGGGATGTTCACCACCGTCGCCCACACCCATAGATTCGCAGAATCTTATTTCCAGTATAAACGCACTAAGAAACTGATGAATGACAGAACACCTCCCGAGGTGTTTGTGCGTATTGGACCCCCTGGTACAGGAAAAACTAAATGGATGGATGACACTTATGGAGTCGGTAACTGGGTTACTGCACCCTGCAACAATGGACACTGGTTCGACGGT